CTCAGTTTGTTCGTGTAGAAATGAACTCGGATGTGGATGAAGGTGTAGCTGATGCTTCCTACATCCCATTCGGCTTCTTTGGGCCTCCCAAATACACTCCATGTACCGTGAAAGCCGGAACCGCAGCAAGTAATGCAGCCAGCCTGTTTGTAACGGGAGGCGCCTCGGTTATTTCTTCTAGTCTTCTTCCCAACGGCTTCGGCGGCGCGTTCATCGCGCCCGCCGCCACCGTCGGCGTGTCGTTCTTCTCCGCTTCAGTCGAGGGCGCCGGCGGCGTGGCGAATTCTGGAACCCTGGCGGAAATCATCACTCTTGATTTCCCAAGCATTACCATGAGATCATCATCGATTGACGGAAGTTTGAGCAATCAAACAGATGCATATTTTGGACTAACAACGACAGTCAACAGTTCATCAGTAAGATTTGATCCAAGTTATCAAGATATCGTACGCGCAAAGCCTGCAGACATCAGTGCACAAACCTTCGATAAGGGGACAAGCACTGTTAACGTAGCGTTTACGATGGACGACTTGTTTTACGCAAGTCAAGCAAACGTTATGAACTACGTGTCAGGGTCTCGTGCTGCTGAGACTTCTTGTACTCACAACACAGCCTCGTACACGGCGGTGTTGGATCGCGGCTTTGATCGATTCACAATGCCCCTCTTCGGCGGCATTAATGGTTTCCGCATTGACGAAAAAGAGCCACTGAGAAACACCTTCTTCGGTGATGGGGACACTGGCAATACCAATTACGCGTATTACTCCGTCAAGAAGGCACTCGACACTGTTGCTGACCCCGAAGTGGTAGAAATGAACATGCTTTCGATGCCAGGGTTGACCAACAATTCGCTGACATCACACGTCTTAAGCATCTGTGAAGAAAGGGCCGACGCTCTGGGTATCATCGATCTCGACGGGGGCTACGTGCCTTCCACTGAAAATACGGATACTGCTGAGACACGGTTGGGAAGCGTTAGTACAACGATTAGCAACCTTAAAGCTCGTGGTATCAACAGCAGCTACGGTTGCACTTACTACCCATGGTTGCAAATCCGAGACAACATCAATGGCGCTCTTCTCTGGGTGCCACCCTCCGTTGCCGCCGTCGGCACTCTCGGCTCTAGTGCTGCCAATAGTGAAATTTGGTTCGCACCAGCCGGCTTTAACCGCGGCGGGTTAACAGAAGGCTCAGCCGGCGTCCCGGTCTTAAACGTGAGGCAACGTCTCACCTCCAAGAATCGTGATGACCTGTATGAAGCAAACATTAATCCAATTGCTTCGTTCCCGTCAGAGGGGATTGTGATGTTCGGTCAAAAGACCTTGCAGGTAACTCCTTCGGCACTCGATAGAATCAACGTCAGAAGGCTCTTGGTTTTCTTGAAGAAGGAAATTTCCAGGATGTCAGCTACACTGTTGTTCGATCAGAACGTACAGGCTACGTGGAACCGGTTCCTGGCTCAGGTGCTCCCCTTCTTGGCGAGCGTCAAGAGTCGATTGGGACTTATGGACTACAAGGTGGTGTTAGACGAGACGACAATGACACCGGATGTGATTGACAGAAATATCATGTATGCGAAGATCTTCCTGAAGCCAGCTAAAGCAATTGAATTCATTGCTTTGGACTTTGTGATCACGGATAGTGGGGCATCTTTTGAGGATTAGGACTAATTAATAATAATTGAGGAGATTATAATAACATGGCAGGACAGAACAATTTTTGGAGTACCCCCGGTCTAGAACCGAAGAGACAATATAGATGGTTGTTTTCGTTTGGTCAAAAGGAAGGTGTACTTCCAGCCTACATTTGTAGGAAGGTTGATAAGCCTACATTCAATGTTACAGAATCAGAGCATACTTTCTTAAACCATAAGTTTTATTATCCAGGACGTGTTGAATGGCAAGAGGTTAGTGTAACAATTGTTGACCCCATCGACTTAGATGCTGCCAATGCTCTTCAAGAGATAATTCAAGATGCGGGCTACCGAATCCCCAACGATATGGATAGTTCCCTGTCTTCCGATCAGCTTCAAACGATTTCAAAGAAAAAGTTTGCTGACGATGTCATGGGTAATGTGTTCATCAAACAAATCGACGCTGCAGGAGTTATCGTCGAAACGTGGCAATTAATGAATACATGGATTAAAAGCGTTGATTTTGGAGCCCTAGATTATACTGCTGACGAGTTGGTGGAGATCACCTTGCAGTTGCGTTATGATTACGCCAAGCAGTGGAAGGGTGAGCCCCGGACATAAGAAACCTCTTAACAAACCACGGCAAACCCATTATACTAATAATACTGACACGAGGAGAGTATGTCACGAAACAATGAGGACCGCTTGGGGACTGCTGCTCCCCCGGCGGATACTGTTATTCCCCCCGCAGCCCAACAAAATCAAGAGCAGACCGTATTCACTTTCGCAACGCCCACGGAGTTTGTAGAACTTCCGTCTGGCGGCCGCTTTTATGACGAGGAACACGCTCTACACAACCAGGAAACTGTTGAAATAAAGTTTATGACAGCGAAGGAAGAGGACATTTTGACCTCTCCTGCTCTGCTGAAGAAGGGCTTAGCTATTGATAGGCTTCTACAAAGCGTAGTCGTTGATAAAACACTAGATCTTGATTCATTACTGATCGGAGATAAGAATGCACTCCTGATTGCAACTAGGGTTACTGGATATGGCGATGAGTACGTTACGAACGTTACCTGTCCTACCTGCACATCTACCACGCGTCACCAGTTTGATCTCAGTACTGTTGTACAACAGCCAGGAGGCATGCAAACTGCAGACCCAGAAATTGTAACCGAGAGTGATCACGGGACATACTTTATTACCGGACTTAAGAGAACACAGGCTAAGGTGGAAGTTAAACTGCTCAGCGGACATGACCAGAAAGCCACGGCCGCCAGGATAAAGACAAAAAAGAAGCACAAATTGTCTACTTCTGAGTTTATGGAACAATTGGGAAGTTTTATTGTATCAGTGAATGATAATAGTGCGTCTACCTACATTACCTCGTTTCTAGAAAACTTACCAGCAATGGATTCACGTCATCTGCGGAACGTTTACGTAACATTAGTGCCTAATGTTGATCTGACACAGGATTTTGACTGTGAGTCGTGTGGTACCACGACTTCAATGGAGGTTCCGCTTAATGCGGAATTCTTTTGGCCTAGATAACGATTATATAAAAAACGTTTATGAAGAATTTTTCCTGCTGAAGTATCACGGAAGCTGGAGTTTCTTCGAAGCTTACAACCTTCCCGTTACGATACGTCGTTGGTTCTTGAATCGGCTTTCAGAACAGTTTGAGAAAGAAAAAGAACAAATAGAGAAAGCGAAAAGAAAGGGACGGTAAGAAGCACCACTAAGAAAGCCAGCTAAGAAGCTGGCTTTTTTATTTTTGAAAAAACTACTTACTGTGTAGGACTATATAGGGCACTAGATTTATGGATAAACTTGATGAAAACATAATCGGAGAGGATACTCCGACAGTGATCGATCTCAATAATAAGATGTTGACCGAAGAGGATTGGCTTAGCTTCTCGGCCAATATGAAATATATCATGGGAAGGTTATTCGGTGGTCCCTACCGAGCCGGTTCCTCTGTGCCGCTAAAGGTACGTGGAACTGAACAACAGGTGGGGGCTTTCTTGGCCGCACTGCAAAGAGAAAAGAAATATCTTGAGAAATATGTAAAGTATGGTCTAGATAACCCTATGACCTACAAAAGTAAATATCAGTTAAACAACGCGGTCACCAGCTTCGAAAGAGAAACAGGAATTACGTGGCCATTTAAGTAATATATGACTTTTTATCTACTATTAAACCTCGCGTTAATAATTGTGGCAGCCGGATTTATTCCGGTTTTTGCGTTGGGTGAAGATCCACCAGATCCACCAGCCGCCCGTCCAGATCCAGGAGCGCAAACTAACACCGAGCGGGCGAAAGAGACCAAGAAGGCGGCAGAGGAAGAAAAGAGACTTGTAGATCTCCTCAACTCCGGCACCAAGGCGCTGCGCGAGAGAGTAGCAGAGCAAGTTAAATACAATGCCACACTGGACGATACCAAGACTGCCAGTGAACAAAACCTTGAGCTTTTATCGAGTGAATTAAGGATCCTTAAAAGTGTCTTGAAAGAGGCACACAAAAGGGACGATATTGACAAGGCTCAGGTGGCTCTCTTAAAAGAGCAGGTTGCACAATTAGAACGACAAGAAAAAGCCCTCGGCGCTGGAGTCAATGCTGCAGATGCCTTTGGTAGATCTTTTGACAGGCTAACAGGATTGTCCGATGAATGGAGCAACTCCATGGTCGGAGGTTTCGCTGACGCTATGGCTAAAGGTCGAGGCTTTGGGAACACCCTGGGTGATATCAGCGAGAAGCTCAAGAAGAACATCTCTGGCCAGCGCCTTGCGGGCAACGTGATCACCAAGGTTCAGGACGCTACGTTTGACCTCGTCGTAGCGCAAGACAAAGCCATAGTAGCCGTTAACAAGAGTACACAAGCCTATGGCAAGTATGATAGCCAGATGGCAGATGTTTTCGCCGCCAACCGTACAATGGGGGTCGACATGGAGAAGGTCGCTTCCTCTGTCATGAGCTTGAATAGTGCTTTCACCACCTTTGATCTTCTCAGCAAAAGCGTACAAAGTGAGCTAATCGAAACCTCAGCACAGTTGCAGGTCCTTGGTGCTGATGCAGGTATTGCAGCAGAGACCATCAAGATGGCTACCACCAACTTGGGTATGTCTGCCATCGGCGCGAATGATTTGCGCAAAGAGATCGTGACTCTTGCCGGCAATCTGAACATGGATCTCAATAAGGCTCTAGGCGACTTCAACTCAGCTGCTCCTTTCTTGGCACAGTATGGTAATGATGCCAAGGACGCTTTCATGGAGTTAGCCGTCGCTGCCGACAACCTTAGCATGGACATGTCTCGACTCATCTCTATCGTGGATCAGTTTGCGACGTTTGAGGGGGCTGCAAATGCTGCCGGAAGGTTAAATGCTGCTCTCGGCGGTGACTTCCTGAACAGCGTCTCACTGATGTCGGCTAGTTTCGATGATCCCGTCGAGGCTCTTCGGCAACTACGCGAAGGAATTCTTGCAGGTGTGGGCTCGTTCGATTCCATGGGTGCAGCGCAGAAACGCATGATTGCCGAAGCCGCCGGATTGTCTAGTGTTGGAGAACTGTCACAGTTGTTGGCGGGTGATCTGGAAGCGCAGCAAATAAAAACTGATGCGAACGCTCTTTCACAAGAAGAGCTAAACCGTCGCATGGCAGCTTCCCAAGACATGGCTGAGCAATGGAAAAACACCTTATCGGCACTTGCAATAACGATGCTCCCTGTTGTAAAAGGTTTAAGAGCGCTTATTGAAGGGTTCAACCGGCTTGTTGGTTGGTTTGATAAAGCCGAAGCCGGCGGGATCGGGCTGGGAACGGTCTTGTCAACGTTGGGCATCGCGTTCTTTACCTTTAAAGCAGTAATCGCCCCAGTTGGCGCTCTTGTCGCAGGCATTGGGACGTCCCTTGCCACCACCGGTGCGGCCGCCGCCCCTGCAGGAGCCGGGCTTACTTCTTTCGCAAGGATTCTGGGAGTCAACATGCCTTTCTTTTTCGCCGCAGGAAAGGGACTAGGTGCCCTTGGATTGGGGCTGGCTGCCGTGGGAGCGGGCTTTGGTGTCATAGCGCTAGCCCTAAGTTCAGTTGTGGCTGATTTTAAAAGTCTTATTTCAGTTGATATGTCGACTGCTATAACAAATTTGGGCGACTATACAACAGACCTAGCAGCTTTAGGCACAGTGGCTTTTAATTCTATATCTGATATTCATAAGTTGGCAGCGGCTCTTGGGCTCTTAGCGATTGCGACATCGAAGCTTAAGCTGGATGGTCTTGCTAAGATATCCACGCTTGGGGAAGTCAGTATGGAGGGGCTCAAACCAGTCGAAGAAACAATTAAAGCTGTCGTGGCACTGGAAAAGCTGGACGGGACACCCCAGGTGGATCGCCTCGTTCAACAAATTGTTCAACTTAATGAGGTTCGTGCCACGCCACCCAAGACTGCCCCTAAAGGTGCCGAAAAAGCCGCACCACAGATAGTTTTCCCAGATAAACTTAAACTCGTTATAGGTACAAGAAACGGTTCGTCTCGTGAATTTGAGGCATATGTGGATACGAGGGTAGATAAACGCGCCGCTGCCGCCGTGAGAAGGAAGATGGCTGATTAAAAATGGCTAAAGAACCACTACCATTCGACGCAGGAGATGCCAGTGATTTATTGGCATCGAAACTCATGCAGAAAATCGTGTTTAGCCATGTTCCAACGGGGCAAAAGGTGAGCTTTAAAGCATTCCTGACTGCGTTTGATGATTCCTACGAATCCAATTGGAATAAAACTCAAGTATATGGAAGAATGGATCCTATCATGACCTTCCAAGGCACTCAAAGGGTCATCACGATTGGTTGGGACGTTGTGGCTTACAGTGCTTACGAGGCATATAAAAACATGCAGAGGGTTTCTCTCTTATTACAGATGCTGTACCCAGTTTACGAGGGATCTGCCACAGGACATGGGCATGTTTTATCAGCGGCACCTCTTTTCAAGCTAAAGTTTATGAATCTTGCTGGCGAATTTAGAGAGCAGAAAAGTAAAAGTGGATTAATTGGCACCGTTTCTGGATTTACATATAGTCCGGATGTCGATGCAGGATTTTATAACGCGGATGATGGCAGCGTTATGAAAAATGCCCGTAAAATCGGAACCGGGTCAAGAAAAAGTATAGTGAGAGAAGTATTCAAGAAAGGGAAGATATACCCCCAGTCCATAAATCTTCAATGTACATATACAGTCCTGCACTCTCACCCACTGGGTTGGACAGAGATGGGCACGGCCATTTCCAGCTTCCCCTATGGTGTGAACACGTCAAAGGACACCACCTCAGGCGATGCACCCCCCGCCCCGCCGCCCACGCCACCACCAGAAACCCCGGGCGCCGCCGACGACGCCGCCATCGTCGCCGACAAGGCGAAGAGATTCTTCGCGAGCAGTATCTCGACCACCCCCTACAGATCCGGAGACGGAGACTAAATTATGGCTTATAGATATTCTGATAGAAGTATAATGATAAACAAGGATCAAGCGTATCGAAAGATATTAAAAGATCGAGGGCTGAAACAGATCACTCAATTTGATACTGCAGAGTTTGGTTATCCTACTTCTACACAAATGCAACAATTAACCTCCATCCCTCACGTGTGGAAGATGGGAGACAAGTATTACAAACTTGCACACAAGCATTATGGGGATCCCACCCTCTGGTGGGTCATTGCTTGGTATAACAAAAAACCCACAGAAGGGCACATAAAAGCTGGAGATGTTTTATACATTCCCACTCCTCTTGATATGGTGTTGAGCTTTATATAAAGATGGCTTCCGTTCATGATATTTTTATCGACGGGGCCCGTAAGATTTATGGGATCTCTTCCACCGCGGAGGTGGAGCGCATCGTGGTGGGGGTGGCCCCATCTTCGGTCAGCGCCGGGCCCCAAACCTTCCCAGGCAGAACTACGTCTCACGATCACACGATTCGTGTGGCATTGTATGAAGCGTTCCTGGGTGCATCTTTTACGGGGAAGAGTCAAGCAACCCCTAATGCCGACCGCGACGATTGGAAGATAAAAAATATCTCTGCCTTGGTGGAGAAAATATATGCCCCGGGAGGACCTTACGAACGAGGGGTCGTTAACCAAAACTTGTTGGATCTTTTTGCCCTACGGATCGCCAACTCGCCTGATGTCTTTAAAAGTGCAAGCATCAGCCAAACAGCTCATGATTTTATCAACGCTGCCCTTGGGCGCCAAGGCGGCGGTGTTCTTCAAACAGAGCAGGAAAAAGCCACTATAGCCGCTTCGGGACAGACCGAGGAAGCGAAAGAAGAACTTCAGGAATCCTGGGAAGAGTTTACAAAAGAAAATAACTCTGCCTCCTCCATAAATAAAGAGCAGCAATTTCTTATTATCAACGCCGCCGCGTTTGGTGCCCAAAATGCCAACAACGTTGCAAAGCAAAAGTATAAAAATTTTATTAATATTCTTGGAGAACCCCATAAGACTATTGCTGCTTTCACTAGTAAGCCTGGTATGGGACCACTCCTGGATATAAAACCCCATCAAAGAGCCCTCATCGTTCCCAAGATGAGGTTGTTTAAAGTCTATCGACCAGATGCCAACAAACCTACTGTGGTAAAGGAGAAGGAGTTTATCTTTAAGACGTTTACTGAGGTAAGCACCGAGAGCATCACCAAGGGTAAGTTTGGCCGAGGGACTGGGGTAGGTATTACGAAGCTCAACGTGGAGTTCCAAGGGACTAACCTTTTTGCCGCCAAGCGCGAAATGAAAGTACAGCTAGGGATTCACTTTCAAAATTTTAAAAGCTTAGCTACGGACGCGCATCTTGCCAATCTTAAGAGCGGGAAGCCGATGACGACGGCTGATCAGGATCCTAGCTACTTAGATTTGGTGTGGCGCGCAAAGCTTAAGACCGAGACTGATGAGGGTGAGGAGGTCTATAATCCCAAACACTTTGAGATCAAATTGGTTCTTGGGTGGGCAGTCCCCAAGAGTGTTGATATTAACGTAATGTCTCCGGAACTGAGAACCGCGATCGGCAACATGACAACTGCGATGTACCTCAGCCAAATTGATCACACCTTTTCGTTTAATCAGGATGGCTCTATAGATTTGCTTATCGACTATAGAGGTCGCATTGAGCTGACCTTAACTGGACCAAAGGCTGATCTTCTTTATGATAAGGAGTTGAAGTCAAATACTAAAGAAACTAATAAACAAATTAATGCAATACGTAAAAGTCTAAAGGATAAGAATGCCACTCTCACAGAGGATCAGCGAAAAGAAAAGCAGAGCAAACTGAAGAAGCTGGAGGAAACTAAGAAAGGGAAAATCTTGGATAGTAAGAAGGAGAAATATATAAACATAATTAACCGGCTGCTGCGCCACGACAGCATATACTTCACAGATGTGGGTTTTGGAGACCTGATGCATGTTCTTAAAACAAGTAGAATTACAATGCATAAAGCCCCAGAGACTGGAGAGTATACTGCTGGCGAACTACAGACTGCCAAGATTATGAAGCTCGTGGAAACTGCGACTGCTGAGGATTTTGATGCGAGGATTGGATCGATCGGCACAGAGAAAAACGAGGAGCATATGACGGGAGGTACCCTCTGGTACAAGCAGGATCTTTACGAAAAGGGGTGCGATTCTTACCGTTTAAATTATTTTTATTTTGGAGATCTCTTAGACCTCGTCACCGAGATTGTACGCGGAAATTATCCGGATGATTTTGATGATATTAACTATCTTTTAACATCCTTCTCGTTTGAAGCCCCGGGCCCGAGCGGAGAAAAACAGTTGGTTCCCATGGCGAGCATCCCGGTCTCCCTAAATTACTTTAACAGTTGGATGTTGAAGAAGATCATCCAACCACAGAAAGCCGTGTATTTTCTTTTAGATTTTGTTAGAGACTTTATCAATGACGCCCTAATAAAAGCTTTCGGCGCCGTCTTAAAGCGACAAAATGTAGACAAGAAAAACTATGGGGTTAAGTTCGGTTATAAAGTTGTGTCTCTGCCTCCGGACACTTTGAAAAAGATTTACACCGACACCGATGGCGAGACGGGGACGGGCTCCAGATGGAAAGCAATGGCTAGAAGTAAGGGACTCTCCAGCAAGTGGGATCCCGACACCCCTTCAACACCCAGTAAATTAAAGAAAATGTTGTGGGGCGCTCAGCCCGGGACCCAGGTCGCACAGGCAAGTGAAAAGTCTGGGGTACCGATTGATATGAAGAGCCCTCAACATTGTGTCATCTTCTTCCCCTATACATATGATTTAGAAAGTCTCAAAGGCGACTACGACGAAGACATGAAGGAGGGGACTTACCACTTGGGGCTTGGTCGCTCGTCTGGCATAGTAACTGAGATACAATTCAACAAGAGTGACATTAAGTTCCAGAGCGAAACAGCGTTTCAGCGCAGCGAAGACAGCATTGGACAGATGAAGCGCGTTTATAACGCCACCGTCAATACGATGGGCAATACATTATTTTATCCAGGCTCGGTTGTCTATCTGGATCCCACCATACCGGGGCTCGGCCGCCCAAGTGGTAAAAATAGCGTGCTAGCTGAGTTTGGTTTAGGGGGATATTATACGGTCACAAAAGTAAACTATGAGTTAAACGCCCACGACTTCCAGACTACTCTTGATTGCATATGGAGGGCGTCAGGGGACGGCGCACCCGCTGTGAAGGGTGAAGTACGCAGCCTCGGAGGCAGCAGCTAGATGGCATATGCTAACAACTATCAGTCCGCCCGCAACCTATTTACTAATCGAAGATCTTACCAGCTAGAGTTTGCTTCTCG